ATTTAAAGTTAAACTTGTATCACTTGGTGTAGCCCAAGAGTTATCACCTCTAAGAAACGTATTTGTTCCTGGTGATCCTGTTGCATTTAACTGAGATAAACCTACACTTGATGGTGGAGGCGTTACAGTTTGTACAGCTTTTCCTGTGAAGACGACATATAAAGTATCATTTGAAGTTGTTGCTACACTTAATGTTAATGTATTTGCAGACGCTGTATAAGCGTATGATGCTCCTGGTTGTTGAATTATATTATTAAGAACAACTCTAATTTCGTTTTCATTAGCAACATTTTTATCTAGTACATACGACGTTGTTGCACTTGTTGTTATGTGTTGAACATCATAACTAGCATATTTTTCTGCTGGAGTATTACCAATATAAGGCATCTATATCTCCCTAACTTACGCTATCTACCGTTGAAACCCATACATCTAGTGAACTGGCTGTATCTGATATTACGGATAAAGCGTCACCATTTTGCATTACAGCTTTAGCGCCACCCGCTAATACTTGTAATGATCCACCCGAAGGTATTGGTGCACTTTTAACAAGATATATATTCGCACTTCCGTTATTAATATAACAATCAGCGAGAATAGTACTTCCTGTAATGTTTGATAATGAAATCCCTATGATTACATCATTTGAGTTAGCTGTTCCAGAACCTGGTGCAATTTGTACTGCTGAAGTTCCGACTGCTGAACTAGAATATCTTGTAAAATCTTGAGCCATATCTATTCCTTATATCAGAGCGCAACGGCCATGGCAATCACGAACCCAGTTGAGGCACCAGCGCTTCCTGATGAAGCGGTAGTAATTCTTCCTTTAGCATCTACTGTTAAATTTGTAGATGTATATGAGGCTGCTGTTACACCTGAAGTAGCTAGTGTTAAAGCACCTGATCCTGCTAGCGTTGCATCGCCTGATACAGCGGCAGGGTTATAATTATTTCCGTCAGCAACAAGTAAATGTCCTGCGGTATTTGTTGTCATTGTAATGTCATCACCAGTAACTGTTAAGTCACCACCGACTGTTGCACTGCCTGATGTTGTTAATGTACCTGTTACATTAACAGCTCCATTAAAATTGCTACCTGTATTTTTAACAAAGTTACCCATGTAAGCATGAGCAGAACATTGATAATATAAAACACTTGGTGTGTTAACATCAACGAGAATTTGTGTGTAGGATCCTGCTTGACCAGGTACTCCTGAAACTGTTACATTTGTTGTGTATCCAGTTGTTTTAGCGGCTTCTAAATAAAATAATAAAGGGTGTCCTGAATTGCTTGAATCTGATTGGTCAAACTTATAGTAATATCTATTACTTGCATCAGCTCCTGTAAAATTAAAAGCTGGAGATTCCATACCATTAAGTAGATAACCATTACTTGATCCTGTACCATTGTAAGGATGATAAGCTGATTTAGCTAGTACTTTAACATTAATTAAAATTGGGTTACTTGATGATCCATATACTTCTGATTGCGGTACACTTACCTTGCCAGAAGGCATCGTAACAAATACGTCTTTTCCACCTGCAGCGAAACTAACTGCTGCATCACTATTAGAACTGGAGATAATTTGAGTTCTAGTAAGTGTTGTTGCACCAGCGTTTAATGTACCAACGCCAACTTCCCATTCATTCGCTGTTTGATGAGCGATAGTATAGTAAGTAACATTAGATCCACCAATGCCTGTACCAAAAGTTTCAAAACCCGTTACTGCACCAGCAAGAGTAATTGCTCCTGTACCTGTTGTAGTCGTGGTTTCTTTTACACGATCATTAACGATAAACGCCATAATGATCCGTTAACCCGATATTCGTAAGATCGCTGTACTAGTTCCAGGTGTTGGGAATTGAACAGTAAAAGTTCCGTTAGACGCTGTATAGTCAGCACCGAAAGCTAAGACACAAACTGCGTTTGTTGTATTAGTTCCTGCGTTGGCTGTTGTATTATACAATAAAGCACTGTTTGCTGTAAAACTTGCAGTGTTCCATACAGCATTTGCAAAATCAACATAAGAAGTAGCTGTAGAACTACTACCTGTTACTCCTGCATTAGTTAAAGCTAATCCTCCTGCTACATAGGCAGTACCTGATATTTCTGCTGTTGTTGAATAATTTGCTGTTGTTGCGTCGTGTGATGAACTTGAAGTGTATAGTGCTAATTTAAAAGCACTTCCCCCCGAAGCCTGAAATTTATGGTAACCCTGTAAAAGCTCTGCTTTAAAAGAGTTGCATAATGCTTGTGTTGCGGCCATAATTTATCTCCTGTTTATGGTTGTTGTGACGGTAAAGGAAGTCTAATGACACCATCTTGGTACTCATCTCTTCTTCTTCTACCCTGTTGTTCGATTTGCAAGCGCTTAATAGCCTCTTGATAACTTTTTTCGTATTGAGCAAGTAAGTCATACGGTCCTTTGAGGAATTTAAAAGCCTCAACTAGACAAGCATAAAGTAGTACTTGCGGCGCATTTACACTAACCCAACTTGTTGTGTTAGTTGCGGAGAGCTTTGTTTCATTTCGATTCAAAGCTAATTCTATATTATAAGCCACAGAAGGCGTTGGCGCAAGATATAATGTGTTCTGATCCCACATTGAATAATATTTAGGGATTGCCGTAGCATTTCTATTTGGCCAATATTCCGTCATGTAACTCTGGTCTTTTTGAATTAATCGTATTCTTGTTGGAGTTTGCCCAGCAGCTCCATTATAAATAGTAGCATATCTAACAAAAGACATAAGACTTGGAATAGCTCCCGGTAAAATTATAAATTCATTTCCTATAGTTAAAGTAGCAAACTCGTATGCTCTATAACAATCTAAATCAACTTCTCTAAATATACGAAGTTCTGCTTGTAAAATAAAATCATTAACAATTGTATCTGTTAAAACAGTGCTATCTGTTTCTGTATATTCTCGTATTTGTTGTTGTAGTTCTGCAAATGTTGTCATGTAATTACCACCGTTGTGATTCCTAAATTCATATTTATTCTTGTGTCTTGGTTAGCTTGACTTGTACTTCCTAAAGGTTTCATTGTTTGTACTTGCACTGTTTCAAAAGCACCCGGAGCGGGAATAGGATTAAATCTTTGTATTGTTTGCACAGAATTTAAAAAACTATTTGCACCAATAGCAATTGAAGATACAGATCCGCTACCTGGACTTCCAAGCGGAACCGTTGTGCCTATTACTTGCGGGTTGGCATGTTGCAAAGATTGAGCATCCGTTGGATGATTACGAGGATTTAATAAAGGTGATTTAGGTTCGTACTCCGAAGTATGGACCCATGCACCTGTCCATTCCTGCACCATTTCATTATAGGGATAAGCAAAACCATCACGATCAGAAATACGTAAAGCAAACTGCCCTGATGAATATCTTGCCATTAAAAGGTTCCTCCCACTAATCCCATCTTAGGGACAAAATGAGAACTTACGTTTTCTACATTCGTATCTGCAGCTCGTTGAAATTCTTCTTCATATACTTGTTTTAATATTGCAATTCTATCCGGAGCGTATTTCATTGCTATGTAATATGCTAACCCTGCTGTTAAACAAGGTAAGAAAGAAAAAGGTATTTCGCTGTTATTAGTGTAGTCCCCTGAATCTTTCATACGAATCATGCCATAAAAAACTACAGTGTACGCTTGATCCGCTGCAGGATATAAAAACAAAGTAGGATTAATTGTTTTTTCAAAATAATATTGAGTGGGCCTTCCACCTGAAGTCTTAACAGTATAATTCATATATGTAGAACGACTAATAGGAGAACACGAGTATTCATTATTTTGTGAATCACGAATTACTACATCTGTTATTTGTACAATTTGAGAAGCATCTTCTGCAGCATTTCCATACAGAGCTGTTCCCGTTAATGCAATAACATTAGCGGCAAGAGCTGCTTCTTGTTTTTGTATTGTCCAAAGATTTAATCCTCTATTTGACCATTCAGCTATAAGAAGATTTAAAGAACGACGAGCGGTTCTAAGTTGATACCCAGTACGATCTTGTAAACCGCATCGTTCAAAAGCTTCTTCAACTATTTCGTCAATTGAAAAATCAAAGTTAGCTGTAGTAGAATAAGTTGGCATTATTTCTTAGCTTTTTTCTTTTTAACTACTTTTTTCTTTTTAACTTTTCCACCTTTTTTCATTCCTGGTGCAGTCATTAATTCAGTAGGCATGCGCTTAGATCTTTCGTCTACTCCATACCCTCTTGAATACATCATGTCACCTGTACGGCCACCCATATTCATCTTAGCTACTTTTCCGCCACCACGCATTTTAGCAGTGCCACCTTTACTCATTTTAGCAGTTTTCTTTTTACCCATCACGATAGATTCTCCATTAGTTTTTTGTATTTATCTTCTCTAGATACAACGACGTCTCGATAGTATCCTTTAGGCCATTGACTATAATAACCTTGTTTTTTTAATTTATCAGAAGCTTGGTGTAATTGCGAGAACTTTTGTACAAGCATCATTGAATATTTCAAGTCACTCTCTACTTGAGGAATTTCTCCAGTAGGAGCTACTAAAAATTCTTGGTCTTTTTTTGTGGCCGGATTAGAAGGATGAAAGCTCATAAAATAAATATCCTTTGAATTATAATAATCATTATACTCTTCTGTAATTGTATGTAAATCATTAGGTGAATAACTATAATAGGGGTCACAAAATACTAGTATCTCTGACACATTAAAGTCTAAGTTTTTAATATGATTATTTAATTCTGTTTTATATCTACTTCCTTTACTCTTAACAGATACCCATACTTTTTTATCGTGCCAGGCTTTTTTAGCAAAGGGGCAAGCAGGGACTCCACCTAAATGAAGATTAGGTATTTCTAAATAATGTTTAGACCATAACCTAACATCATCAATTATATTAGTTCTGGATACTTCTGTCATCTAAGACAGCGTTCCTACCACCCATAAAACAGCATAGCAAGTTAAAAAAAAAGTGACTGGTTCCATTATCTATCTTCTTGGTGTGTGCCATCTATTTCAAATCGTATTGACTTTATCTTGTAATTTAGCTCAAGCAGCTCCTGTTTTAATTCAAGCACATTTTGATTTTCTTGAACCTTGGCTAACTCATTTTTAAATAATTCAAAATCACTATATAATTTACCTATATAAAATACATTACCACAGGCTGCGGTTATGAGTCCAATGGCTATGACTATATTTTTAAGGGAAAGTTCTATTTGCATTTATGCTCCACATGTATCACAATAATCATCACAAGTACATGGATCTTGGTTGCAAGCTGGGCACTCTTTATTCATCATTTTCTATCTTTTTGTTCACACCTTTACACATTTCTCGCACAGTAGAAAATTCATCACCTAGTTCTAAATCTTTATATTTAGCACAATTAGCAATTAGTTCTAATTCTTGTCTTAGTCTATCATTCTGCCGAAGTAACTCTATGGTGTCATTATTACATGTTGATTGTAATGGCCAACTAAAACGCACTCCAACGGTGCCATTAACAGTATCACTATAACTATTATAATTGTTATCGATATTACCATCGCCATCTAGGTATGTATTTTTACCATCAGTTCCTCTAAGTTCTGTGTACAATTCTACTCTACCG